TCAGGTCACCAAGGAACAGGCGGAACAGGAAACATTGGTGGTTACTCTCCACCAGAGGGTGCTAATGGTGGTTCATCTGGCGGTGGCTGTTATGCTGGATCAGGAGGCGGAGGCGGAGGTGCTTGTGGCACAACAGGTTCGTCTGGTGGTTCTGGTGCTAGTCCAGGAGGCGGAGGACCAGGTGGTCCAGGAACTTCTGTAGCTCCTGTATTTGGCCCAACTCAACCTTTTTATGGCACAGATGGTGCAACATTTGCTGGCGGCGGTGCCGGCGGTGGTTATAATGTTAATAGTGGAGGCAGCGGTGGAACTGGCGGAGGCGGTGGTTATAATACATGTGCGGCTGCTAACAAAGGTGCTGGAGGAGGTGCAACAAATGCTTCATGTAGTGCAGGAGGAAATGGTTCAGATGGTAGAGTATTTATAAAAGTACCATCAACTAATGCTTATACAATTTCTGTTACACCTGGTACAAATACAGTAGTTCCTCAACCTGATGGTTCAGTTATTGCAAATTTTAGTGTGAGTGGTTGTTTTATTGTAGAATAAAAATATTTATATAGAAAGAATAAAAAGTGTTTTTGAATAAAAATTCGTTTTGTATTATTCCTAATGCAGTACCAATTCATATTTGTGATAAAATAATTAAATATGGAAATGAACACAAACAAAAAATGGCAGTTACAGGAAATCTAAGTAATAGAAAAAAACCTTTAACACAAAAAGAAATAAAACAATTAAAAAAACACAGAAATTCAAATATTACATTTTTAAATGATTGGTGGATTCAAAGACATATATTTCCAGCTATAAAAGAAGCAAATATTATATCAAATTGGAATTTATCAATTACCGGTCATGAATCTATGCAATTTACTAAATATGATAAAGGACAGTTTTATGATTGGCATTATGATTGTTGGATTGATCCATATAAAAATAATACTATAAGAAAATTATCTGTAACAGTATGTTTAAGTGATGAAAACGATTTTGAAGGAGGAGATTTAGAATTTGCTTTACAAGATAATAATGCAAAAAAACCTTTAAAAAAAATATATAGAATTTGTAAAGAAGTTAGAAAAAAAGGTTCTTTAGTTGTTTTTCCATCTTTTTTATGGCATAGAGTAACACCTGTTATAAAAGGAACAAGGTATAGTTTAGTTATTTGGAGTACAGGAGAACCATACAAATGAAGAAAGAATATCCTAAAACATTAAAAAGAAATGATTTATTTCCTACACCCATATGGCATGAAGATTGCCCAGAATTTGTTGATGAATTAAATAAAGCATCTGACCCACATATTAAAGATGCTAAAAAAAGAATGAAAAAAGAAATTGATAATAGAAATAAAAAATTTGGTAATAAAAAAGATATGGGTTTTGTATATCATTCTAATTCTTTAATAAGTGATAAAAAGTTTGAAAAATTATTTAATTATATAGGTGCAACGTCTAATAATTTATTATTAGAAATGGGATTTGATTTAACAAATTATCAAGTATTTATAACAGAAGCTTGGGTTCAAGAATTTGCTGAAAGCGGAGGTGGTCATCATATGTTACATACACATTGGAATGGACATATATCAGGTTTTTATTTTTTAAAAGGTAGTGAAAAAACTTCTAGACCTTATTTTGATGATCCAAGATCAGGAAACATGATGAATTTATTGCCAGAGAAAGATAAAACTTTAGTTACATATTCTACAAGTCAAATTAATTATGAACCAAGACCAGGAAGAATTATGTTTTTTCCATCTCATCTACCACATTTATTTAGTGTAGATAATGGTTATGAACCTTTTAGATTTATACATTTTAATTGCCAAGCTATACCAAAAAGTGTTTTGAAATAATGTCTTTTAAAAAAAACAATTATAAAATAGTTAGAAATGCAATCTCACAAGAATTATGTTATTTTTTATACACATATGTCAATCTTAAGAAAAAAGTTTTTGATATATTAAGTCAAACAAATTACATATCTAAATATAACGATGATTATGGGTTACACCATGATCCACAAGTACCTGACGCTTATTATACTCATTATGCAGATATAGCTATGGAAAATCTTTTAAATTTATTAAGACCCATAATGGAAAAACATACTAAATTAAAATTAGTAGAGACATATTCTTATTTAAGAATTTATAAAAAAGGTAATGAATTAAAAAGACATAAAGATAGAGAAGCTTGTCAAATCTCTTGTACTTTAAATTTAGGAGGCGATATTTGGCCTATATTTGTAGAACCATCTGGAAAAATTAATAAAAAAGGTAAAAAAATAATTCTTTATCCAGGAGATTTAATGATATATAAAGGATTTAAAATTGAACATTGGAGAGAACCATTTGAAGGCAACATTTGTTCGCAAGTATTTTTACATTATAATGATGTTAATAGTAATTATAAAGAAAAATACAAATTCGATCAAAGACCTTTTATTGGATTGCCAAATGATTTCAAAAATGTTAAAATAAACTTTAACAGGTAAATTAATATGGCTAAATTTGCAGAAATAAAACAAGTTCCCGATGAATTTGATCCATCTAAAAATGTTTGGAGAGTTCAAAGAGTAGTTACAGTTTGTAATTCTATTGTCTCACATAATGGAGACGTTGCTGGTGAAGAATGGTGTAAAAATTTTTTTAAAGGTGGAACTTGGAAACAAACATCATATAATACTAGAAATGGAATTTATTATACACCAAATGAAAATTCACATATAAAAATTCAAGATTCAGATCAAACTAAAGCATTTAGACATAATTACGCTGGAAAAAATTATGTATATGATTTTGAACATGATGTTTTTTATTATAAGCAGCCTTATGCAAGTTGGACTTTAAATACTACAAATTATCAATGGGAAGCACCTATACCAACACCAACAATTAAAAAATATATTAATTCAGAAAATAATGAAATACAACATAATATAACTTGGGACGAAACTAATCAAAAATGGTTATCAACTTGTATGGAAAATAGAAATTGGGAATGGAATACAAGTACATCTCAATGGGACGAAATTCTTTAGAAAACTTTAAAAGTTATTTAGAAAACATAGAGTATCCTAAATTTAAAACTTCTTGGGGTATATCTGGAAGTATAAAAGGACACAATGCTTTTTATAAATTTGATATTAGTCCAATTTGTAAATTTAAAAAAGGAATAGGAAAGTTACTTTCTCCTACTTCAAGAGCAGATAAAATAGTTTTTGAAAATGATAAAAATTGGTTAATATTAGATATAGAAGAAATTAGAAATTATTGTGGTAAAAAAAACGTTGTTTCAATTGATGATTTGATATCTAATCTAGAATGGAATATAGTACTACCAAAATAATAAAAAGCATATATAATGAGGTGCTATGCTTCAGAAAATACAATTTAAGCCAGGGTTTAACAAACAAGCTACAGAGACCGGAGCTGAAGGTCAATGGGTAGATGGGGATAATGTACGTTTTAGATATGGTCAACCTGAAAAAATAGGTGGTTGGCAACAATTAGTAGACAATACAATAGCAGGTCCAGTAAGAGCTCAACACACTTGGACAGATTTAACAGGTAAAAAGTATGCAGCTTTGGGAACAGCTAAAGTTTTAGTTGTTTATTATGAAGGCGCTTTTTATGATATTACACCTATTAATGCAGATCAAACAGGTATTACATTTGATTCAACTACAGGTTCCGCAACAGTTACAGTTAACCTAACTGGACATGGTTTATTAGAAGGAGATTATTTTAAATTTAAATCTGTAACATTACCTGGTGGAGGAGTTACAGATTACACAACAGGTGATTTTACAACCAATGTATTTGAAGTTATCAGTGTTCCAACAGGAAATACTTTTACAATTACCATGCCATCAAATGAAACTGGCACAGGAATGTCGGCTCAAGGTTCAGCAACATTAAATTCATATATTACAGTTGGTCCAGTATTTCAAACTCCTGCTTATGGTTGGGGTACAGATACTTGGTCATCAGGTGCATGGGGGGAAGAATCTTCTACAACAAATGTAACACTAGACCCTGGTTCATGGTCCTTAGATAATTATGGTCAGTTACTTGTTGCAACAGTTAGAAATGGTGCAACATATACATGGAATCCAGGAACAGCTGGAGCTTTAGAAACTAGAGCTGCTGTTGTATCAGGAGCTCCTACAAAATCATTAATGAGTCTAGTATCTGATAGAGATAGACATTTGTTTTTAATGGGAACACAAACAGATTTAGCAGATTCAACATCACAAAATAAAATGTTTATTAGATTTTCAAATCAAGAGGATATCAATACATGGCAACCTACAGCAACTAATACTGCAGGTACATTTTTAATTGACCAAGGTAATGAAATTATAACAGCGGTTCAAGGTAAGGATTATGTATTAGTACTCACGGATCAAGCAGCTTATGTATTACAATTCGTTGGTCCACCTTTTACATTTAGTATTAGACAAGTAGGAAGTAACTGTGGATGTTTAGGTCAACATGCAGCAGTCTTTGCACAAGGGGCTGTCTTTTGGATGGGGTTTGGTGGAGGCTTCTTTATGTATGATGGTACTGTAAAACAATTACCATCATTAGTTGAAGACTTTGTATTCACGACTCAAGGAAACAATTTAGGATATAATGCAGATGCAAATCAAATAGCATATGCTTATCATAATTCATTATATAATGAAGTGGGCTGGTATTATGCAGCCAGTGGTTCAACGCAAATAAATAGAAATGTTGTATTTAATTTTTTAGAACAGACTTGGACAACTGGATCATTAGCTAGAACCGCATACTCAGATAATCATACTTATGCTTTACCTTATGCTTCACAATTTACTACAAATGGTACTCCAAGTTTTCCAACAATAAATGGTGTAACAAATACATTTGGATCTTCTAAATTTTGGGCTCATGAGGTAGGAGTAAATGAAGTAGACGCTAATGGTGTTTCAACAGCAATTACTTCTTACATACAATCAGGAGACTATGATTTAGATGCACAACAAGGAATGGCGGGAGATGGTGAAAATATAATGAGAGTATCGAGATTTATACCTGACTTTAAAAACTTATCCGGTAATGCAAAAGTTACTATGTTTTTTAGAAACTATCCTAATCAAGCCGAACAATCCGATTCCAATGGTCCATTGATTACTGGTCCATTCACTTGCAATAGCACTACAACTTATGTTAGTACTAGGGTAAGAGGACGACAAGTAAGTTTAAAAATAGAGAATGATGCAGTAGGTGAATCTTGGAGATATGGAACTTTAAGATTAGATATAGCTGCAGGAGGTAGAAGATAATGGCAAAGATTACAGCAGTAATACCGGAACCTACTCAAGAATATGATGAGTCTAATCAAAGACAATTAAGAGAAGGTTTAGATACATTAAAGAATGAATTGAACTTTGGTTATCAAGAAGATTTAAAACAAGAGCTACAAAGATTTACATGGTTTAATATGAGGTTTGGTTGCTAATGAGTTGTAACAATGTAAATACAACAGGATCTACAACTCCATCATCTGCAGAGATAGATTTTTATCTTGCAGTTGCTAAAGGAGATTTTACTGGTTATTCAAATGTAAGTAAATTTGGAATTAACCCTACAGTTGGATCTGGTGGTTTTGAATCTATGTGGGAAGGAAGTAACTTATATCCTTGGCCAACTGCCAATGCAACTTTAAGTGTTGTTAGTGCTTCTGCAAATGATGCATCGGGTGGAACAGGTGCAAGAACTGTAGAAATACAAGGATTAGATTCCAGTTGGAATTTATTAACTGAAACGGTAACCATGAATGGTACAACACCTGTTGTAACAACAGGATCTTTTTTAAGAGTATTTAGAGCAAGAGTGGTCACAGCAGGTTCTCTAAAATCTAACGCTGCTCAAATTACAATGTCTTCTGGTGGTACTGCATTAGCTTATATAAGCTATGACACGATTGGTATGGGTCAAACTTTAATGGCGGTATATACTATACCCGCTGGAAAAACAGGTTATATTATAAATTTAAATGTATCTTCTTCTAAAGATAGTGAACATAGATTTAGATTTATGACAAGAGATAATGCAGTTACTGATGCCGCTTGGAATGTAAAAGAATATATGTCTGCAAGAGGAGGTTTTAGTAGCTGGAGAAAATATGCAATAAACAAAGTAACAGAAAAAACAGATATAGATTTACAAGTTATTTCTAATTCTACGTCTGCAGCATCAGGAGGTTTTGAGTTAATACTCATTGATAATTAATGGCAAACTTTTATAAAAATTCTTTTTATGATCCGAGCACAACAGATGCTGTAACTTTATATACAGCTCCTACTAATGCTAATGCGATTGTACAAAATATACAAATAACTAATCAATCTGGATCTAAAAATGTAACTGCTAGAGTTACAGATTTTTCTGCATCTACTTCTTATATTGTGGCATATGCTGCAGTAACTGGACCTACTATATGTAATATAGCTAAAGGACCAATTATTTTAGAAGAAAGTGATTCTATATCTCTTGAATCTACTGATACATCTGCTATAAGTGCTACCATAGCACTGTTAGAAATTAGCAGAGATGATCAGAATGGATAAAGTAATTAAAATAGAAACAGAAACAAAACAAACTTTTAGAAGTAAGTCTACTAACAAAACTTATGACACTAAAGAAGAGTTTTTAAAGTTTCACCAAGAAGATGATTTAGCAGTGGATACTGCTGTTACAGTAACTAATAAAGGATTAGACTTATTACAAAAAGTGATGGGAAGAAAGTAATTATGCAAGCACCACGAGGTGGTACCGAGTTACAGTTTGAGTATTTAAGAAAATATGTTGATTCAAAGTTATTGGATCAAGTACAAATATGTACATCCGTACCTGAAAAAATTTCACTACATCCAACAAAGATGAATATACTTTGGCAAAAGAATTCATATGATCAACCGAATCTTGCGCCATGGTTCAAGGATAAATTGAATCATTCTAAATATGATTGGTATGTATTTAATTCACATTGGAACTTTGAAAAATTTAGAATGTTATTTGATATACCAACAGAGAAATGTTTAGTTATTAAAAATGGTATTGATAATATTAAACCTAGAGATTTAAATCAAAAGAAAGATAAGATAAAACTTATATTTCATCCAACCCCTTGGAGAGGATTAAATGTTATGTTAGCAGCAATGCAATATATTAAAAATCCTAAAATTGAATTAGATGTTTATTCATCTTGTGAAGTATATGGTCAATCTTTTAAAGATGCTAATGATAAGCAATGGCAAGGTCTTTATGATCAAGCAAAACAATTACCTAATGTAAATTATATTGGTTATAAGCCTAATGAATATATCAAAGAACATTTACATGAATATGATATATTTGCTTATCCAAATATATGGGAAGAGACTTTTTGTATATCTGCTTTAGAAGCAATGGCAGCCGGTCTATATACTATTACAACTAACTTTGGTGCATTATATGAAACTTGTGCTGAATTTAGTTCTTACATTCCTTATCAAAAAAACTATTTAAACT